TATTTAAAATATTATCATACTCCTCTTTTGTCCAATTACTATAATAACCTATGTCAGCTAGATTTTGTGAAGCTTTGTTTAATTCTTCTAATCTTTGCATAAACACCATATTGTAGACCTCTTCATATATTGGTTCAAAACTTACATCCTCTACAACACTTTTAGCATCATGATCTTGATGAAAACCCATAAACCAATAATCCTGCTCATTAAAAAAAGTATTAAGCATGTTAAGTCTGCTATTAAACTCTTCTTCACTAAGCTCTACATTAAAATCACAATAAATTAAAACCTTTTTATCTTGACTAAAATTTTTTGTTTTAAGTATTAAATCAGACCAATCCTCTTGCTTAGATAAACAAACTTGCACCTGATCTTTGTTCCAAGTATTTTTAGCATATGGACATGTTGCATGCCCATTATCTTGTTTTGTTTCTAGTATCTCACTTGACCAAGCTCTTATTTCAGACTTAAGCTGATTTTGAGTTAGCATTACTTCTTTCTTTTTTTAGAGGCAAAAGTTTTGACATTGGTAGGTTTGCCACCTACACCTTGTTTCTTTGATCTTTTTCTTTGCACAGCAGATTTGATTTGTGATTTAGTCATCCTATTAGCTGTGGCTTTTGGCACACATTTAGGATATTTTCTTTTGGAACCTTTAGCTTTAGGTCTACCACACTTTTTAAAGCCACCACCTTTTTTTGGTGAGCCTATGTCAACCCAGTCTTGTTTGAACCAACTTCTTAGTCCACCTGCCTTTGCCATTATGACATTCGCATTTTAGTTTTCTTTCTTCTTGATGGGTCAATAGCACCACAACCTCTTGCAATAAAAGATTTTACAGCACCACCATTTTTCATATAACCCATTTGATTCCTAACTTTTTTTGGTAGATTGGGTAAACCTTTGTTAGATGCTGGTATTGGTTTTAAACTTTTCTCCATAATGCCACCATCTTTTGCATACTTGCCACCCATTTTTTTATATTCTTTAACCATGTAAGCATTTGCATATGCGCTTGGGTAAACATCAAACTTTGCTTTAGCCTTAGCTTTAGCCTTAGCATATAAAGATGGGTTTGCTACATTTTTTGGAGTTGCCATAATTTTAACCTCTTGTTAATTTTACCTTGTTGCTTTACTTTTTTCCATGTTGCCTTCTAATAGCATCCTTACCTTTTCTAAAGATACTTGCAACAAGTTTTTTACCCATTACCTTAGCTCTCTGCTCACCCACTGTCAAAATTTGTATTTTTCTTGCAAAAGACTTATTAATCTTTTTTACTTTATTAACAGTCTTTCTTGCATCTTCAGGTGTAGCAAACTTTATACTAACAGTATCTTTTGGATTTTCGTCAGTGTATAACCTTCTACCTGAGCCTTTGGGTTTTTTACCTGTGCCTACTTTTGGGTCAGGTTTTTTTTGCTTTGCCAACTAACATCTCCATCTTCTTCTAGCCTGCCTCAATCTTGAGTTAGGATTTTTAGCGGCTTTTGGAAACTTCTTCATTTGACCTTTACTTCTAGCACAAAATGACTTTCTTCTAGCCTTCTCTGATTTAGTAAGATTTTTCTTTTTAGTGACTGCTGTTTTTAATTTAGAGCCGGGGTTCTTTCTTCTATAAGCTTTGACACCAGCCTCAGTCATGCCAGCACCCTTTTTAGTTGGTCTAAAGTTTTTCTTGGTGCGTGGCACCATCTTTTGCTTTCTTGCTTTCTTTACAGCCATCTTAAATACATAGCCTTATTGCTAAGGCTATGTTTTGATTTAACTCTAAGAGGTAAAGATAGTAGCTCTGTCAATGTTACTCAATACCACATGTATGCCACTTTCAAACAACACACCTTGATCAGGTATGTTTAGTGTTTCTGTGTCATTAGCATTGCATGGAGCAATAAACAAAGTAGTTCCTGTAACAGAACCATTCCTAAAAGTTACAGTTCCATCTGATGAACCACCTGCAATCACATATCCTCTAAGCCTTGATCTACCTGATGTTAAAGCAACTCCACCAGTTGCACTGGATGTGGTAGTTGCAGTTTTAACATCACTGCCTGTCATTCTTGTGGACATATTAAGCTCCTAATTATGCGTCAGCAAATGGTGTAACTAAAGTTCCTGAACCTAAAGTAATGCCTTCTACAGCATACTTAGCGGATGCTATAGCAGTTACCTTAATAATACTTCCAGCAAGACCACCTTTGGTTGAGCCATTTAATGTAATGACATCATTAGATGCACCTGAAATGAAAGTTTTACCAGTTGAATCATCTACACCAGTATAAAGTCCACCCACAAACTTATCTGTACCATCTGTTTTAATATCAAGGTCAGTAGCCGCAGTTACAATTACAAATGTAAATGTTGACCCAAGATTGTTGAGTTGGTTTGGGTCATCATTGCTATCAGGAGCAGTTGAAACAATGGATGGTAAAGTAAACTTACCATCAGCATCATTACACAAAAGCACCTTACCTGCATGTGAATCCACTGTTATTGATGTATCAGCAGTTAAGCTTACAACTGAAGCATTACCTGATGAAATAAAACCAGCTAGTGATCTAACCGGTCCTGAAAATGTTGATTTAGCCATAATTTCTCCTAACTAAATAAGTTGCTTCATCTTTGGAGTAAGTCTGCCAAGTCAGTTGAAACAACAAGTTACCTTGGTTTCAAATTAGTATAGCAGAAAAAGAAAGGGGAGCAAAAGCTCCCCTTTTTTATGGTTGAGAATATTAAGCTCCTTGGGAACCAAACACTCCTCTCCAATTTGAAACACCAAAAGAATATCTTTCTCTTGCTCTGTACCTAATGTTACCTGTAGAAAACTCAGGTTCCATGGTTGTCTCCATTGGTGATCTCTCAAACATTTTGAGTCCTTCACCATCACTATTCACAGATGTCAAGATGAAATATGCATCAGGGTCATTGAGATAATGATTCACTGAGAAACCATTTGGTATAGAAGATTGATTTCTAATTGAGTTAAGATCATTGTCTGAAGTTCCAACTCTGCCCGGTGTGTTTAGAAGCCTATCAGCTACAAACACCAACTGTGGTGGCACAATTAGTTTTTCAGGTCTAACTGCAATAGTTAGATTTTTGTCATCAACGAAAGTTGAGATGTCAATGATGTTATCCTCTAAAGAAGTTTCATTCAAATCAGCCATAGTGCTTGCTCTATTTCTAGCAGTTCCACCACCTGTTAAAGGGTGTGATGTAGAAATAAGAGGTTGCCCATCACCAATAGCAAAGTTGGTATCAAATGCATTGTTTAACACATTAGCACCTTTAACTTCTTTGGTGTGTTGCATACTTCTAGCTAAAGCTCTTGTATAACGAGAGCCAAGCTGTGAATACAAGTTATCCTCTATAGCTTCTTCTGTTAATGCAAAAGCCAAGGCTATTGTCTCGTGTGTATAACGAGCAGTGTAACCTTCACCTGCATTGTCAAAACTTACCCCAGCACCTTCTTCTTTAGTTGGTGCGGCACCAAATCCTACAATCAATACCTCTTCCTCGAAAGCTCTATCTGAGTCCTCGATTGAGAATATTTCTTCATATTCTCCTGTGTATTCATCATATTCCATCCCAAACAAAGCATTTAGTCCGGGTTCTAGCTCCTTGGCTAGTTGCGCTCTACTTATTGCCATTGTTTAACTCCTTATGCTAAACCAGCGCCTTTAACGCCAGCAATATGATTTTGAATCACAACCAATACATTAGTATTAGAGGTACTTACATCACTGTTATCAGGGTCTTGAGAAATATCAATAGCCTTTAGAGGTAATGTTGTAGTAGTTGCACCTGTTGACAAGTCTAACTCCATACCTGAAATCCCTGTAGTAGTGCTTCCTGAGTTGGTATCGACAATGTCGAAATTACCAAACAGGTCTGCTACTGGGAAAGTATCGTCAGACTGTACTTCAAATACCACATTAGGGTCATCAACTATAAAAGCAATTATGTCTGAAGCATTAGTGCTTGCAGGGTAAAAATTGCTGAATACTTGCTCTGATGTGGTTGGGTCTGTATACATGCATCCATTAAAGACACCAACTACAGGCACAGTTGAAGAAGCAGCGGCTCTTTCAACACCTCCACCAGTGACTTGTTTTACTAAGTCACCTTGAAAAATGCTTGTACCATAGTTAGCGGCAATTCTGTAACGAGACTGCCCACCTGAGTAAGGTGAACCTCCCATCATTCTTACAGGTTTCAGACCAAAAGAGGCATCTTTATTTGCCATAATTATATCCTACCTTTTTTTTCCAAAATTAACTTTAGACTGTCTATCACTAGAATATTTAACATATCTATTGTTGCCATCAAGCTCATTAAACATATTATTATCAAGAGCTTCATTCTGTTGAATGTTTCTGTTCTTGTAATAATCTGATCTCTCAGCAACAGTTTCTACTGGTATTTTAGCTAATATCAGTCCACCTACACTTATAACACCTGCATGTTTCCCATGTTCTATTGTAGGTAAAGGGAAGTCAGGGATTTCTTCTTGTTTGACGAACTCCCAACCTTCTCTCATCCTAGCAGAAACATTGTTCCTATCTTCTACACCAACATACTCTGACCTTATCCATCTATACTGATAGCCTTCAGGTGCAGGTGGTGTTTCCAACATTCTTGCAGGTTGCCATGGTTTTCTTCTAGCACTTTTATCGTGTTGCTCTTCTTCACGAGATGAACGAGTATTTTGTTCTACTTTATCTAAATCCATTATTGTCTCCCTTCAATTTTTAACATTTCTTTGCCAATTCTTTTGAGCCAGTCCTCTTGAGACATGCCTCTTGGCTTTATATTATTTTTAACAGAGAGGTGGTCAGATGAAATCTTAATACCTGTTCTCTTGCCTTGTGCTTGTTGCCTACTTCCATTGGAAGCAGATGCTACCCTTTGCACAGATGGGTTTGCATCTTTATTAGCATCTGATTTTAAATCAGGATAAACCTTTTGCAATCTTTTGTCCATTTCTTCATAGTATTCATCTTCAGTACCATCATAACCTTCATTGGTTAAATCTTCATGAATACCCATTGCAGTATATGTTTTTACTCTGTCCTTTTGGAACCAAGAGTTTTTTTCTGCCCAAGCTACTGCTTTTTCATCAGGCTTAGGTTCATCATACACTGGTTGTGGAGCTTGAACTACATTTTGTTGAGTTTCTTGTGCAACCCTATTTTGTTCAGATTGAACTTTAGCCAACCTTACCCTTTCCTCTTCTAAGGCAACCTTGTTTAAAAGCTCTACACTTTTAACTTCAAGATCAGGGTCATTAGTTTCTTTGGCTTTTCTATAGAGTTCCTCAGCTTGTTCTTTTTGTGATTTAACTCTATTTTCATACTCACTGGTGTAACTCTCATCTAAAACAGCTTGCTTTTTTCTAAGAGCATTAACTTCATTTTGCATTTGTGCAAAACGAGTTTCAGCTTGTACCGCCCTATCTTCAGCGGCTTTATATTTAGCAGTAAGCTTATTAATTCTTTTGCTTACTCCTCTTGTATATCTATCCAGTTCATCATCAGAGTCACCTGAGTTGACTTCTGTAGATTCTGCTTCATCTAATGAAACTGTTTCTTCAACATCATCATTCTGAGCTTCCTCTAGCTGAACCTGAATTTCATCTACTTTATTTTCCATGTCTATATCCTCTTATACTGATATGATGTCATCAGGGTTTAAGATGGTTGCAATGACTTCATCATCATTGATGATTCTGACCTCACTCTCATCTCCTAATTTAAACCTAGCTCCTGCATACCTGCCAACAAGAACCCATTGTTTTTCTTGACACCAAGGCTTTTCAAACCTTTTAGGGTCTTTATAACAATCCGGTCCCATGGCAACCACATAAGCAACTACAGTTGCTAGACTCTCTCTTTCGATAGTTTCCTTTACTAATTGGATTCCACCTTCTGTCATGCCTTTACCTTTGTATGGCAGAACTAACATTCTCCATCCAGTTGGTTGAGGCATCCTCTCTAGTATGCTTTTGTCAATAAGGGTTGGGTCTAAAACCCTATCATCCTCTTTGACAAAGGCACTATCTAAATTAATACTTGATTCTTCTTTAATGGCTTTTTCTGACATTTATATATCCTCTCCTTGTAAGTGTTCTTTTATCTTATCACGAATATAATTTAATGCAGAGAGTTCTCCCATTAAAAAGTTATATTTTTGCATGTCAGATACACCACCTGAAGTAAGAACATCAAGAATTTGCTGTTCTTTATCTTGGAT